GCCTCAAGTAAACTTGAATCTTTGGGACCCTCGTGGTTAAAGTGACAGATAAGCTGTTACCACTACGAAACGCTATGTCATAGTAGTTAGGCTTAAAGCCACCTATTAGGAGAAAGCGTTCTCGACGTCTTTGCGGAAAGGATTCTGATATTGGTCAGACTTAGGTCGCACCACACCGGCAGCCCCAAAGGCTCCTGTGTGGGAACACAGAAGTTTGGAGACCCTTTCGGGTCACCTGACTTACATGTGGATCTAACAACCATATCTCTGCGAAAACTTTATAGGTTTTCGTAGATATCAGACTCTCAATACGGGATGAGGATGCGCCCTTCTGATTTTCTCAGTAACCTTAAGATAGGAGATGACTCTTTCTCGTATAGAGATCGAGCAATTTCTGTTCTAAAGGTAAATTTGAAAATCAGAGCCTCTACGTCGCCAAGTATTTCTACTGCGCGGCCTAGTTCAACGTTGGGTGATTTGGCATGACGGTATAGAATATCTTCTATATCATCAACCTTATCGACAACGTCTAGATCGGTGATCGCAAAGATCAAGTCTTGAAAGAAACCCAGAAACTGGGCCTCCGTCAAGCGGTCCGCTTTCCCTACATATAGGGAGAGCGCACCAATCTTGGTCAAGCGTTCATAGTCATTCGCGAGTTTCTTTATCTTATAAAGAGCCTCTTGAAGGACAACTGCGCTTAAGTGAGGAGAATACTCATCACTTAACTCAGTCCGGTCGCCTTCCCGGCTGAAAGGATAAGGTACTTCCTTACCTTGAAGTCGATCCAAGCTATATCTTAGCAGGGCTCTCAAAGGCAAAGCAAATTTTGCTTTGTCTCAGTCGAAATCCTCGAATCGAGGATTGACCAGAGCGCCCAGAACTATTCTCAACTCTACTATCTCTTGCGAGAAGAGTAGATTAAGAAGTGATATAGCTGGTAAACCAACCTCTTTCAGTTTCCTGAAAGAGGCGGGACCTACCCCGCCTAAGGCGGTGGCTAGATGAGGCACAGTGTTGATCAGTCCCATCCGAGCGAAAGTTGCCGCATTGGCCACTTTCGACCCAATTGAAGATGCTGACAGTACCTGCTGTAGTGATACAGTAGATACATTCACTGCTTCCCATATCGTCCTCTTAGCAAATTCAAACACTTTCGAAGTAGATGATAGAGACTTGGATGAGTTAATACTCACCCCAAGAATCTTCATTACTTCTAAGTATTTTGAAGCTAGTAGGGTATCGAATATAACTATGTCATCACCTAGGACCTCATACTTATCGTTTCAGAGCGTGGTCTTAAAACCACACTCTCACGAGCAGTACTGAAGTATTCAGTGATGAGTTATAGCTAATCCGGCTCATGACGACAGTCCTCCCATAGGTTGCCCTACGGCGTACCTAATCATTGAACCATCCAGCCCAAAACGTTCCGCGGAAGTTTTCGGTAACGAAAACTCCCGATTTACCATTAGCGATTCTCATGCGTCACCTAATCCCGGGATCTTAAATAGATCTTGGAATATAGCTGCCGTGAGCTTCGCCGGTAAACGGTCCGTTGCGGCTGAGAGGTCAAATGAATAGGCGACCCCGTACTTTTCTACTTTCTCAGAACTCCGTTTGACACTTGCGTCCTGATCGAATGTCCCATCATTTGGGAGCATCCGCAGGATATCAAAGCAAGCGTCGTGGAGAGGTCTCAATAAGGATTGGCTGATCGAGTCGATTAGAGCAAAAACTCTAACCTTCCCGGCAGCCTCTTCTTTAAAGGCTAACTGAGAAAGGCCCGTACCCACCATACTTTCTTTGCTCCTGAATGTCAACTTAGGGTTGTCTTTGATGATATTTCGAAGACTATCTAAGGATGACATCAGTTGCTCTCAGCGGGCCATCGGAAGACGGCTCGCTTTCAAGCAAGCAACATAAGCCTGAATATTCAACCACTCGCGTGTCGGTCCTTCCTGAGCGTTACTGATCAGGTCGGAAGGATACTTGAGTAGCGAATAGTCAGTAACTAGTCCTTGGTAACTTAAACGGTTACTAGGACTAGACTTATGTGAAAGTATTAGGGTAGTAGGTGATTTAAGTGGCACTCGATCGAAACCACCCCTGTTAAAAGGGCGGAATCGACCGACCATCGCCATTAAATCTAGAAAAGCACCTGCGTCTCCGCTGAATGGTGCTGTTATGGTCTCCAACTTGAGCTTCATAGGGCCTTTTAAGACTCTGTAAATCCCAAATTGAGATAACCAATAACGCATAATCCAGTGGTTACCACTCCTCATTAAGAAACGGTCTCTCCGATTTATCATCGGAGGGCAACCATTAATTAATCGAGGCAATGGTAAAGCAGGTTCTAAGGATCTTAAACTAGTTAAAGGATCACCAGCTAAGTATTTCTGAAGCGCCACGTGAGAGGCTTTCAACCATTTTATGGTGAACTCGTCTCCGTGATGCTTAGACATACGCTGGATGAACTTAAACAAGTTATGAGATATCCGCACCCGCTCAGATAGGCGACTCACTCTACCCAAGGCATAGGAATTAACCTGTGCCATGGGCCCGAGGAGTTTACTCATTTGAGTAATTGGGAACACTTTCGTCCGTCTAGATGACTTAACCTTTAACAGCTTGATTGAATCAAGCAAAGTTAACTGGTTCGATTTCAAATTTTGTTTAAATTTTGATTTCATAAGTAATTTAGTAAGAGTAGTACTCTCCTTCTCTTCCCTTGGTAGGGAGGATATCAATCCTCCAGTCGGCATTAACCCTTTTAAAGGTTTGATCCTGACGACTATCATCGGCAGTTGACGGTGAGTATTTATCAACGGATTAGAGCTTAGCTAATCCCCTCATAAGAGGGGGACTTAGTTCATATTCCAAGCCCTGCTGAGCGACCAGGCTTCAGTCTCGATGACTTGAGCTTAAGTCGCTTCCAGGATGATGGGGCCAGCGAAGTATCCGCTTTTGGTAAATCGGATGGAGCGCAGATCATCACACTGCCTCGAGCCCGATCTCTCTCGAGATCGGTC